CGTCTAAATCTCTAACTAAAGAATCAGCATCTTGTTGTCTATACTCTTTACTAGGTCTTGTAAATACTACTGTTACTTTTGCCATTATCTACGTCCGTCTGGTTGAGTGTCTAATCTAAACGTACCGAGTTTCCAACTTTGATTAGCTGCTGTATTAGCTACTTTTAATGATATAGCTCTTGCTCTTGCTCGTGTATCTACTTTCTCGGTAGAACTTGTTATCGTAAATGGTCCAAGTGGTGAACTTGCTTGAGAACTATTAGGGTAGTTTCTAAGTTGTAAAGTTACTTGTGTATTTCCTGTTTGTGATAAAAAGTCAGGTATAAACCTTCTAATTTTCATAATATATTCACCATCTCCTTTAAACGTTGCAACGCCTGTTTGTTGTCCGGTAGATGATCTTGATTGTGTAATATCAAAGTCTCCAGACTCAATGTTAGAAGCAATTACATTTACACCTGTTGCTAATGCTTCATCCGTTCCTTTTTCATGTTCAAAGTATATTGTGCTTCCTTCAGTATTACCAATAACATCAAACGATGAATCATCACCTGCAGTGAAACTAGTTGCGTGTGGTAAACCAAACACAGATGAATCTTTCCATGCACCTCTTGATAAAGTTCCCGTCGTCCATACCGGTCTTTGAGGAGATGAGTCCATGTAGTTATAAGTTACACATCTGTTAATTACCGTTGAACTTTCTGTACAATAAAACCAAGTAATCTCACCAAATAAATTATTTAATCCAACATTAATTAATTGGTTAGCTGTAGTATTTAAATCATCATAAACAAAATCTTCTACTAAACATGTCATAGTCTCAAGATTACCAGAGTATTTAAAAAAACCATTTTCTGAAAACCAATATGCAGCACCATCAACTTCTAATGCAGCGTTTTGTCCAATCAAACCACAGTTAGTTCCAACTTGTTGAAAACCAAAAGTAAGGGGCTGACCAATAAATCTCATAGTGAACAAAGATGTATCTGTCCAAACATAGATTGCATCTCTACCTCTAACTGCACCTACAATTTTAGATCCATCTGCAAGTCTTTGAAAACCAGAAGTATTAACTGCATCCACTGTATATGTGTTAATATCTTCTTGATCTGAAAATCTAATAAACATTTCATCTTGTGTAGTTGGATCACCAATCGTTGTTTCTGTTCCAAAGAATACTAAGTGTCTATCCGGTGTTGATACCAACATATCACGTGATGCTGTTGGTGCACCTGCAATAATAGTTGCTCTATTGGTTACAGCGTTTGTTGCATTAGAGTCCCATTCAAACACTTGTGCGTTATGAATTAGTGCAATTACTTTATCTCCAAAGTTATCAATAGACCATAAACCGGGATCAACAACTAAGTCACCAGATGCTGCTTCACCCCAAGCAATGTAATCAGAACTATTTAATATAGTTGCACCATTTGAATGAGTTGCAGCTGTTGTATTTCTAACTCCTCTTGTAACACCAGTTAAAGTATTACTACTTATACCTGTGTATGAAATTTCTTCTGAACCTATTTGTATAAAGTTTGTACCTGATGTTGGAAACAAAGATGCATCTGTTAATACAATAGTTGTTGTGACAGCATTGATACCACCATTTAAAGTTGTAGTTGCTTCACCTGTTACCGTTCCACCCCAAGAAGCTAATCCCCAACCAAAACCAGGTAATTGTTCTGCGGGTCCTACTGGATAGTAATGTTGCATTCTAATACCACCTGATGTAGTTGCACCTGAACCTGTCTCTGCCGATGGCATTGTAATAGTTAAAGTTGTTCCTGTTGGAACAGATGTCACCATGAATTTTTTATCATCAAAGTCTGATGCTGAATAGTTAGAATTTGTAATAGCTGTAAAATTATCTAAAAGTAAAATATCGTTGACTGCTATATTATGATCCGTGCTGAATGTTAAAGTAACCGTTGTTGAACCATTCGTTGTACTAAATGCATTAGTTAATGTTGTGGTAGTTTTGATAGGATGAATATCATAAAATACACCACCTGTGTAAGCGTATAAAATTCTGTTTGTACCTATGATTGCAAACTTGTTACCAGATTTATTAACTAAATGATGTAAAGCTCTTGCAGCTCCTGTTAGTTTAGACTCACCTAATTGTGACCAGCCACCTATCTTTTCAGGTGTACCATATCTAAAACGTACATTATCGCCACCTACCCATTGTCCTTCGGCAGTAGTTTCTGTAATCTGTTTATTGAATCCTGGCTGAAAACCTATTTTTTGTAGCATAATACTACCTTATACCTTTAAAAAAAAGAACTTACAATAAGAACTAGGCTAATGTAGGCCACTCACCTAAAGGTCTAGAAACAACATCATCTGCACCTGTTGTATAAGTAAATAAAGCTTCTAAAGCTTCAACAGTTGCTGCACCATCAATTGATGTTTCCATTTCATTAGATTTAGTTCTAACTGCTGTTCTAAAAGTTGAAACATTTGCTGGAACTGCTGTAGAAGATTCTGCATTTCTTATTACGTACCAATCTGTAGATTGTAATAATCCTGCTGCTTGAGCCTTAATTTGATTTTTCTCATTAGATTTTAAACCAAGTGTTACAACTTGATTTCCATCATCATCTAATAATGCATTACCATCTTCGTCAACTTCATTAACATCATCAAGTGATTTACCCACAGCTGCAGTATAACTTGCAGTTACTGTATCATTTGCGAAAGTAAAACTTTCTGCGCCATTGTTATAAAATCTTGAGTCTTTTAAATTTGTGTTATCGTATACCACTTCATAAATACCATTTGCTTCAAGTTGAGCTGTACTCCAACCTGGAGCCGCTTTATTAAAAGAAGCTAGGCTTGAGTTTGCTTTTACTACTGTGTTGTTTTCTACTTTTGCATACATAATATTCTCCTTATAAGTTATTTATATATATTTGTCTACAGGTTAAATTCATTGATTATCGAGCATTGTTGGGCACAAAATTACTTCCTACTAGGGGTGCTTCTGCAAATGCCATGTAGATGTATTGTACACCATCACCAGTATTTAAATCTCCACCAAGACCCCTTAATTTTACTCCATTAGATAAAAAATCTACTTTTAAATTTGAATCTGTTTGTTCTGCATCTGATGTATTAGGTTCTAAACTTTTTGTAATTTCATTTGATGTATTTCTTTTGTTATCAAATATTAACCAATTTCTTGTTGTATTAGTATTTTTGACTAAAAAAAAAGCTGGAGAAAAACCTAGATAAATAAAATTTCCATCAGCAGAACCGTTAGGTGCATAAGAACCAAATTTTGAGTAGCCTTTTTTCTCTGCAAAAGCATAAATTATTGTTTTGTTACCAGTATGATTTGAGTTAGCATTAAAACCAATATTAATTACTGAACTTGTTACTGGTGTTGAAGTATTCCATAAAGAACCATCATTAGTTCCAACTGCTGATGTGCTTTGTAAAGTCAAATATTTATCTGATGCTAAACTTTTATGATAAGTATACCATTCACTTGTTGAAGAATATCCATCATCTGTATATCTTTTCATAATAAACATAGATGGTGCTACACCTAATCCATGACCAACACTAGAATTAGTTTCATTTCCTGTAAAATCAATTATAGAAAATCCAGCAGTAGTGTTAGCAGATACAGTTGAGGTTATGCTTCCATCAGAGTTTGATGCAGTTCCATTAGCACCTAACCAATTCCATGATGCGTATGTAACTCCATTATTATTAACTTCATCAGATGTAGCGTCATCGTCTAAAGTAAAACCATCACTGTCAAATGATTTAAAAGCATCTGTTCTAGTAAATTCCATAGCTGTGCTGTTACATTTTAAAGGTTTATTTACTCCTCTAATGACATCATATAAATTATGATTATTTGCTGCACTTCTACTTTTAATCCAAACAAAGTCGGGTTGAAAATTAACTCCTGTTATTGCATGGTCGTCTGTATCATTACCAGTATAAAGTTTAGTATTAAAATAATCAGTTGGTTTATCTATTGGTGAATAACTCATAATTTTATCCTATCAAATTTAAATTTCTTGTACATAGACTATAATAACCCGATGGCACTGCATATTCAAAATTACCCATTCCGCTAGAATCTACGTTGCCTGATGAGATTGAGTAAGGTGGAGAGCCGAAGTTCATTAATAAAGTTGCTGTGCTTCCATCACCAACATAATTTGTTATAGCTGGAAATAAATTTTCCCCTGTTGGTAAATTAGTATAAACTGCTCCTGTACCATTTGCTGGATCTCCTGAATTAACATAAGTACCATTTACAGCAAAAAAAATTTTACCATTATCAGAATCCACAGCGATACTTAAAATATTTCCAGCAGACATTGTTGTGTAAGCTGAACTTGCAGTATTATTATGAAACGCTTTTCCATTATCTGAATTACCTTGTAAAAAATATCCCCAACCACCATCATTAGCACCTACATTAAAACTTGTTAAAAGTGCTGATTCCATTTTGCTTTCTTTAATAACTCCAGCTAATTGTGTATAATTAACTTGACTATCTAGTTCAACTTCCCAATACCATTTTCCACTACTAAAACCAAATGTAGAAATAACAGAACCACCAGATGAACTTTGTAATATTTTTAAATTTCCCTCACTTGCAGATGAAATATTTGCTGGTGCTAGTGGGTTCATTGTTGCAAAATTATTTGTGCAGGTATCTACTGACTGGTCAATTGATGTAAGGTTATTAGCTGTAAAGTTATTAGAACCAGCAGCATCATTACCTAAAGCTGAACTATCTTTAAAGTCTAAATAAAATCCATTTGTACCAAAAGTTAAACCAGATACATCTTTAGGAACCCAATTGTTTGTCACCGAATCCGTTTCTCCAAAGGATGTTGGGGCTAAAGATTGTCCATCACAAAAAACAACTTCACATAAATAACCATCTAAAAAAGCTGAATTATTATGATATTTTCCGATACTTCCCTCACTTCCAGAACAGCTTAAAACAGGATAATCAGTATTTTGAGAGGGTTGTGTACCACCTAAACTTTGCTGTACATTATTTATATAGATTCTAACTCTATCTGATGCTGTTGATTGTGTTGTGTCAAGTCGCATTACAATATGATACCAAGCAGATGGGTCTCTAAAAACTTCAGTTGTCGAAACTAAAGAACCATTTGTTTGATCATAAATAACTATTTTATCATCATTTCCTATTACAAAGCTACCTTGCAAACCTGTATTTCCTGTGTTTTCAAAAATATACATATTTGTGGCATTTTTAGTTTTTTTATACCACAATGACCAAGTAAATATTTTTTGACTTGTTGATGTTCCAAAAGTTCTTGAAAGAGTATCACTACTACCACTATTAAACCTACATGAGTTGGCTACTTGATAACCAGTTAAAACTACTGGCCATGTTCCTTGTTTCTTGTAGTTTGTTACATCCGATAAGCTCCATACTCCAGAAGCTGATCCGAAAGCTCCTGTAGGTACATTATCTGGTCCGATGATTCCGCCGTTTAATTTTGACATAGTTTTTTATACCTTATTTTCCATAATTTATCTAGCCGTAACAGGGGTTCCTGTACTTGATGTAAAAGGGTTCTCTGCAAATGCCATGTAGATGTATGTTTCGGCATGATTAACTGAACCAAAAGTATTTCTACATTTAAAACCATTTGATAAAAAATCTACACCAGTAGTAGAATTGCTTCCTTCAGCATCATTACCATTTGCTATAAGATATTTATTAACTAAATTTGGATTGCCATCAGTTCTTTTATTATCAAACATCATCCAATCTCTTGCAGATTGACTATTTTTAATCATTACAAATGATGGTGCAAATCCTGTGTAAATAAATGAACCGTTATTATTATTATTACCAATATAAGAATCAAACTTAGAGTAGCCTTTTTTCTCTGCGAAACAGTAGGCTATGTAATTGCTACTACTTCTATTTACTCCACTATCTGTTCCAATAGAAATCGTTGTGCTTGTTGGTGCTGTTGAGTTCCATCTAGTTGATCCAGCAGATTCAAAAGCAGCAGTTGTATTTAATTGTGCATTTTTACCTGCACCTTGTGAAACATGATAAACTTCCCAACTGTTTGCATTACTTAGTTCTTTAACAAAAAACATTTTAACAACAGAACCTAACCCATGACCAGCTGTAAGATTACTTCCTGTTCCTGTATAAGAAACAATACTAAATCCAGCAGTAGTGTTAGGTGAAATATTAGATTGAATACTACCAGCAAAGTTTGAGAAAGAATTTGTTGTTGGTGTATTTGCTTGACCACCCATACCTGAGTGAGATGTACAATAATAATAAAGTGTTGGTGCAGAAGCTGCAACTGTAATTCTAGTATAAGCACCTGCATTACCTGGTGTACCGTTTGTTGTAACCCCTGTTGTATATTCTGTTGACCCTGCTGCGTCTGCTGCAGTTGCAAATCTTAAAGGGTGTCCAGAGTTAGAAGCATCTGATTGATCAAAAGTGTATGTGCCTCCTTCTGATATTTCTAAAGTCACTGCACTTGTACCATAACCATCAAATCTGTATTTGTTACCACCATCGGATACGACAGTTACAGCATAAGTTTTTGATGGTGCAGTTCCTGCTGCTAACCAATTCCATGATACAAGTGTATTTCCACTATAGTTAGAAACTGCACTATTTCCTAAACTAAAACCATCACTATCAAAAGATGTAAGTGTATTTGTTGATGTAAATTCTGCAAGAGTAGAATTTGATTCTAAACCTTTAGTAGTTCCTCTAACTACATCAGTTAATCTGTGTTCTTGTGCATCATTACGACATTTTAACCAAGTCCAATCTGGTTGAAATCCAACACCAGTAATAGATTGTGTTCCACCATTTCCTGTATAAAGTTTAGTATTAAAATAAATTTTTCCGTTATTGATAGTTGTATAAGCCATTATCCGAACTCCGCTAAGTTTGCTGTGTTAAGTGCATAATATCCACTAGGTACTGCGTACTCAAAGTTTCCATAACCATTACCATCTGCATTGCCTGATGAGATTGAGTAAGGTGGATTGCCTGTATTTAATTGACAAACTTTATTATTATAATCTGATGTCATAAATCCATAAGTAACACCAGCTATGATACTTATTACTCCTTGACTTGCACCATTTTTATAAAATGTAACTTGGTTGTCATCACAGTTTAAAGCTATACTAATAATATCTCCAGAAGTATAACTAGCACCATAAGATGAGGCTGTTCCTGAAACATTTTTTTGACCACTTCCAAAATAAGCAAAAGTATTTGTAACTGCATTGTTTGGGTCAGCAGTTCCAGAATAACCCATATCTAATATTCCTGTAGAAGTAGCACCAGTTCCTGTTGCTGATACCCATTTTACTTCTGTATACCATTTGCCAGAACTTGCTCCAAAAGTAGTTAATGCAAATTCATTAGCACCGCCATCATCAAAAGTTGATTGTAAATTTCCTTCAGCAAAAGCTGGTGTTGTAGTTCCTTTTCTAAATAAAGGATTCCATGTTGCATAATTAACTACAGGATAGTCAGTTGACTGATCAATTGATGTTAAATTATTAACCGTGAATGTATTACCATTAGGTGATGAATCTGTTCCAAGTGATGAAGCATCTTCAAACTGTAGGTTAAATCCATTAGTGCCAAAAGTTCCTGAATAAGGAATCGGGGTCCAAACTCCGTCAGAGTTTGTAACT